ACCTGAATCAACACCCCAGTAACCTAGATTTGAACCTGTATAAACTCTCGCTTCACCTGCTACTTCTAATTTAGCAGTACCTGCAGATTGTCCTATTCCTACTCGACCTGCAAAAGTTGCTGATGAACTATTAATTGTAAGTTGTGTAGTTCCTGCTGTTTTTAATTGAATATTAGCACCTGCACCTCCACCTGTATTGCTATCCACATTAATACCTAAAACATCTCCAACTGCATTAATATTAGAAGCTATTGAATCAGTACCTAAAGTTAAATCGCCACCTGTTACAGTAACATCTCCTGAAAAAGTTGCACTTCCTCCATTTGTAGTGTCAAGCGTTATATTGTTTGTAGCATTACTTTCGCTACCTATTATAAGTGTATTACTATTAGTTGCTTTTGCAAACCAGTTTCCTGAGCTGTGTCCTAAATTTAATTCATTGTCTGTACTGCTTGAATTTATTATAGTTTTACCTGCTACGTTAAATACTATATTATTTGTACCATTATCAATTACTGCGTTTGTACCATTATGATATATTTCTAAATCATCATCTGTTCCAAATCTTGCTTTTGCATTGTCTATAAAATCTATTCCACTTGAAGTGTTGTTTACTTCTATTTTAGTTGCCCCTGTAGTATTTCCGCCAACTAAAACTTCTGCTAATGTATCGTGTCCTTGTATAGCTGTATCAACATAAGCAGTTGTAGCAACTTTAGTAGAATTATCTCCATCACTTTGAGTTGTAGCTGTAGTTGCAGAACTTATTGTTCCATCTAATTGACCACTAAAAGTAGTTGCACTAACTGCGCCTGTAACTGTAACACCTGTGCTTGTAGTTTCAAACTTTTTAGAGTTATTATAGTATAATTGTACTGCTTGTAAATTATCAGCAGTTATATAGTTTGCTGTACCAGCCGAATTAAGTAATCTTAAAGTATTTGACCTTATTCTTAATTCATTACTTGTGCAATGAATATAATTGTAACTTCCGTCACTATATATTTGTAAATCACTACCTGCACCATAAATACTTTTACTGCTATCTGCAAAAGTAATATCGTCTCCGCTACTTACCGATATATCTGTACCTCCTGTAGTGTTTCCGTTTGCTAATACTTCTGATAATTCGTTATTAGCACCTACTTGACTATCTACATATCCTTTACTTGCTGCATCTGTACTTGCACTTGGAGTAGCAGGTATAGTAACTTGTCCTGCAAAACTACTTTGTCCTGTACCTGTAACTTTTAAATCTAACCCACTAGCAACAAGAGTGTTATCATCACTATGAGAACCACTCGTTCCAAAAACAAATGTGCCTGTACCACTAGCTGTAACATTATATCCAATAGCTACAGAATATGTTCCACTTGCTTCAGGGTTATAACCTATACCGATAGATTGATTTCCTGTAGAGTCCGCATCGTAACCTAAACTAATTGCTTGATTGCCTAAGGTTGAATTTGTGTTACCTATAATAATTTTTTCATCTGCATATTTAAGACGTTTTGTAGCAGCTAAAGTTATATCATCAGCAAAGCTCCCTGTTGTTGCTTCTAAACCGCCAATAACTAAACCTGCTTTAGTATAACCTGTACCACTTGTATTAACTGTAGTTGTTGGTTCTTCTTCTAAATCTCTAAATAGTTTAAATTTATTGTCTCCTGTGTCTCTAAATAGACCTGCGTATAAAGTTGTTCCACTAGGTGCGTACTTACCATAAAATCCTATATCTACTGAATCTGCACTTGTGTTATTATTAGCTAATACTATTAATGGGTCTTTTACAGATAATGTATCTGTTCCTACAGTTGTTGTTGTTCCGTTTACTGTTAAATCTCCTGTTATTGTTAAATTACCTCCTACTTTTGCATTTTGATAAACGTGAAGGTCAAAAGTTGCTTCTGGTGTTACTCCTATACCTATTTGAGTTGTAGAGATATATAAAGGAGAATTATTGCCAAAACCATCAGTAAGTTGTTTAGCTCCTGTGGTTAAATTGCCATTATCTGTTAGTTTGATTAATGACTGATAAGTATCTTTTATTTTATTTCCTGATAATGAAGCCATTATTTATTTGTTTTATTATTTATCTTATTCAGATAAGTTAATAGTTTTTTTTGATTAACCTGTTTAGGTTTATATGTCTTTTTTATAGTTGCCATCCATGAAACCCTGTATCTTTATCAGGATATATATCTTCATTGTTGTTACTATAATACTCACTAAATTTACTTGGTGCATTAAAACTCATATAATCTATAAATCTCTGCGCATAATATTCAGCATAATCTCTTTCCTTTTGAATTAAGAAGTCAATCTCATCTTTACTGGCAAGAGAACTATTTTCTGAATTATGTTTAAATACACCTCCATTTGATATAGAATATGCTGCAAATGGTAAATATTCAATCATAGCAAAATGAATTAACATAGGTTGTATGTAATCATTTACTAAACTTAAATAATCACCGCTTAACGTACCAGCAATTATATCTGCACTAATTTTATCATATAAATCAGTACCTAAATAATTCTGTACATGAATCTCTTGAGCCAGAGCAATAAATTGTATAAATTTATCTGTATCAACATTAGCATTTAATGCTGTATTTTTTACAATATCTGACCTTTTTATAAATAGTGCTGTTGCCATTATTCTTCAATATTTTCAGGTTGTTCGACTTCTTGTTCTGGTTCTTGGTCCTCTTTTTTTATACCTGTTTCCTTTTCAACTTCTGCATCAGTAATCGCATTTGTTAAATCAGTAAATTCAAGAGGTTGTAATGTTTTAAAGTATATATCTAATTCAATACCATTGTAATCTAATATCTTTTCTAATTCATCAAGTATAGTAACTTGCATAGGTCTTATAACAGTATTATCCATTAGAATTGATGCTGTTTGTAATTCTTCAGCATTATTGCCAAGACCAGTATTATCTTTTATACCTACCAACATAGGAGATACAATTCTATGTGATACCATAACTTTTCTCATAGATTCATCAGATAAAAATCTGTATTGTTCATGAGCATCAGAAAGTATGACAGGTTCTATAGAAGCTGCAAGGTCTTTGCTATCATTAAATGCCAATATAAATCTACCAGCATTAGACGAACCACTAAACTTTTCTTGTATGCTTCTTTCAATCATTTCTCTTTGTTCTTCCGTAGGTACACCATTATTAAAGTTAATAAGCATACTAGGCGCAAGACCGTTCTGTATATTATTAATATGGTAATTCGCTATCTCTTCTTCAAGCTCTGCGTATTGTAAACCTCCTTGATAATCTACAGGAGAATAATAATAAAACCCTGCTCTATAAGGTTTGATATAAAGTATTTCTAATCCTGCATTACTTGTTCCAAAAGCAGGTATTCTTTTTGGCACTTTACTGCCTTTTATTTCTGACCAGTCTTTTGCATAGTAATAATGCTTGATTATACCTTGATTATTTACCTTCTCTGCCCTTAACGTCTCTACAGGGATGTGTTCTACCTGAACAATCTTAGAACGGTCTTTAGAATAGATTATTTGAAGTGCAGCTTGACCCATCATTTTATAGTCATAACATATCTTTTTCATACAATCCTTAGTGAATAATTCTTTGAGTTCTTTATATTCTTCAGGTTTATCAATACTATCAACAGCATCCAATCCTTTACCATATACCATTTCTGCAATACCATTAATTGCAGCATTGTTTGTAGGACTTCCGTTGTATCTATCTATTAAGTATTGAAAATAATTGTTATCATCTCCATATTCAATCCAATCTTGATTATATCTTTCATTAATCTCAGGTCTTGTATAGGAGGCAAGATTTACAACATGGATTTTACCTTGTTGTATTTCTAATTTTGGTTGTGGAGCACTAAGTTTTCTTCTCATAGCTCTGTTTGTCTTTTTTGTCATATTATTACAAAATCATTATCGTATGAGTTTTCTGTAGTATAATCTCCAGAGTGAACATCAAATACGTTATAGTCAGTTTGGTCAGTACAAAATATACTTCCTCTATATATAATTGTATTACCATCTTTTACTACAAACGAATAAAATCTATTGGCAATTAATCCAAATGTGCCAGTAATTGACATATATCCGTTTGAATTGCTTACTGA